TACCATTCTTTGGTATATCTACTGAAAGACTATTCCAATAATTACTTAGTTCTTTTTGCCATCCATCATCTGTAGGATTAATCCCTAATATAATAGGCATTGTTGTTTCTAATAGTTCTTTCTTTACTAGCATTGTATTTACTGCTGTAATAGTACTACCAAACTTACGTGTAACTTCTTCCATTACATCTTTATTCAACATACCAAAAACATCAGGATTTAATTTCCATCGAATACTTACTTTTCTACTATATATAAAAGCCATATCATTTATTATTATGTTATTTAGACTTACTATTTAAACTAATTATTATTAGGATACTCTTTCAAGCCAAAATGAAGTTGTATAATTCGCAAAATGAATACCTTGTGAATCTATTAATTCAAAAGATGCAACATCTTTACGTGTAGATACTTGCATACCTTGAACTGCACCCCATACTTCAGGAATTGCACTCATACCTTTATAGATACCAGTAACTAATTCACGACCTTCTTCACAAACCATAGTTAAGTTACGTCCACCATCATCTGTTTTAGATTGATCTAAACAAACCATAGTATATGAATTACGTGGATAACCATCAATCATATCACCATTTTGACGTTGTGCTAATGCGATACTTCCATGGTCAAACATCTTAGCATATTTTAAGGTTAGAATATAACCATCAATTGTTTTAAATTGATTAAAATATGTACCATATTGTAAGAATCCATCTTTACCACTATTAATTTGAGTAGCACCAAGTGGTGTAAAGTATGAATTAGCAATTGCATCTACCATTATAGCATTATGAAATTGTTCCATACCACCACGACCAGTATAAAGAACTATTTCCATAGGTGTTGAATCAACACGATTACTATAAATACTACGTACCATTGATTTAAGTTTATTCAATGTAAGAGTAGAATAAGTATCATATTGTCCACCTGTATATAATATATGACGAATACCTGCACCAATAGGAAGTGGTTCACCATCTTCTTCTTTTGCTAATACTACACCATTATTATCTCTATTATATTCAGAATACCAAAGGTCTTCTTCATTTAGTTTCTTACGATCTAGTTCCCACATTTTAAAATCAAATGGAATCCATTTATCAGTAGTACCACCACCGGGAAGATCAAACTGTATATTAGTAACTTTATTACTTACATTACCAGCAAGTTCATAACCATATCTATGAAAACCAAATTGGTTTGTCATTTCACCAGGTGCAACATGATTACTTGAAGTACCTTCTGATTTACTAGCAGCAGCAATAGGAGCACCAGATGACCAATATAATCCTTCTGTGTATTGATCACTAGTAATATAATTACTATTTCCACCATTAAGAAGAATACATCTATAGCGATAACGATGATCTGCTATTTTTTGTCCATCATTTTGAAAACGAATACGAAACTTACCACTCGGTGAATAAGCTGTATACATACGTTTGAAGAAATCATCTTCAAAATCTATTTCAAAAGCTACACTATTTAAACCTAGTGTGGTTATATTAGTGTTAGGAATACCTAAACATTTAGATGTAGTTCTCCTACGACCCATTACTTTCCATTTATACTGAGTATCATTAAGTTTTAATGGCTTAAGTGATTTAACAGCACCATTACCTTCGGTAAGGAATGTTAAAGGAAACTCATCACTATCTTTACCCCATAACCAAGTAAGATTCTTACTTAATTGTACTGGTGTAATCATCTTAAAGTTAAGTAGCAAGTTCTCATCTGAAAACTGTTGCGTACTATACATGACTGATTGTAGTTCTCTCATATTATATTAATTTAAAATTTACATTACTGGTAATACTATACCGCTTCCACTATTATTATTTTGACCACTATTAATACTTTTAGTTGTTGGTTTATTGTTAGCGGTATTTATCTTTAATTTTGTTACTAATGTTTTATTTACTGCTGCACTAGCTAATTCTGAAAGATCACCACCTTTAAGAATATATAAACCTAAGGTTAATCTATTTTCAGCTTTAGCCATATATTGTTTAATAGTTTTATCTAAATTAGATTCTCCTGTTTTTGGGTCATCATATGCGGCAAATTCAAATAATTCATTAGCATTTAATTTAACTGTAGTTCCATCTTGATTCTTAACTACTATACCATCTTTTGGAATTTTCAATCCATTAAATTCACCTTTAGTTATAATCATATCATATAATGAACCTGGTACTTTAAGATCAACAACATTACCATTGTTATCTAATTTAACTCCATAATATCTACTTAGTTGTTCTTCTACTTTAGTTTGCTGTTCTTGATATTTGGTAACTTGCATTGTCTTTAAGTTATTAAATGCTGATGTTCCAAGTGCATCAAGTTGATTATTTTTCTCAGCATATTCAGCAAATGATTTAGCTACATCTAAAGTAGTACCTCTACTAATTTGTTCATTTACGATAAATGCTTTTAATGTTTCTTTATCTGCTTTAGCTATATCAATAGTACTATAATCTACATTTTTACCAAATCCTTCTAGTGTACCATGTCTTTGTTTATAACTATGCATTGCTGCTAAATCAGGATTATTTTGAAAAAATTCATTAATACCTTTTTCAGCTCCTACTTGTTGATAATGTGTAGCTATATCTAATTCTCTTTTTGCAATCCCTTGTGGTGTAAACTCATATTGTATTTCTTCACCTTTTTCATTAGCTAATACAATATTATTTATTTTCTTTACTTCACTAAGAAAATCAGAATCATTTGTTGAATTTGCAAATTTATCAATAGTAGCTTTATCCATTCGAATACTACCATCTAAATTTACAGCATTACCTTTATCATCTAGTTTGTATTCTACTCCGTCTATTTCAATATTGTTAAGAACGTCTGCATTTTGATCATTATTTTGGTCAATTGGTTTGTTTGTATCAATTGGCTTACTTTGATCTAGTGATTTGTTTGTATCAACTACATCAAGTTTAGTTTGGTCTATTGGTGTAGCATCATTTTCTTTTGACTTACTTGTATTTGATGTATCATCATTTACAGGTAAAATTATTACTTCCGGCATAACTTATAATTTTAGTTTATTATTACTTTAAAATCATTATCAAATGTAATACTATTATATATAATAATGTATAACTAATTTTAAATAAAATTAGAAATTCAAGTTATATACTGTTATTTAGTATTGAGTAATTCATCTTTTTGTTGTTCGACCTTAGCCATGTTTTTATCTATATTTTCACTTGTTTTTATATGTTGAGTTGTTATTGTAGTACCTGATTTAATTTTAGCAACTTCAATAGCAGTTTGATTATCTTGATCTATTTTATATTTATCTGCTGCTCTTTGTTCTTGATCATTTTGAAGATTCATTTTACCTACATTTTCTTGTGTTGCTGCACTACGATCATTCATTTCTTTTTGGAATTGACGTTTTGCTACAGTTGCTTGTTTAATAAGATTATGTATTTCAGTACTATTTTCTTTTTCTATAGAATCAGCAGCAACATCAAAATCTCCATTTTGTGCAGCACTAAATGCAAGTTGTCTAAACTGTTGTATCTTTTCATCATTGATTGAATTATTACCAATAAATATACCTATATTTCTATTATAGAAATCTTCACCATCTACTTCAACATATACTATTTTATTTGTATTCTTATCCATATAAGAACCTTTCTTTCCACCAATCCAAGCTACTTTAGCAAAATCAATATCTGCTTCTTTATCAGTTTCTACAAATTTATTAAATAATGTAAACAATAATATAGAACCTGCTTGAGCTTTATTAATAGCCATTTCTGTTGCTCCTTTACCTGCTGATGTTTGTATGTCTCCATAACGTTGAGAATTCATATCTGCAATTTCCATTGCCTCATTTTTAATAGATGCTATAAGTTTATCTAATACTTCTATATATTTTTCTGCACCTGGCTCACCAATAGATCTTAATAGTTGAGATGAATTAGCATCTATCTCACTATCATTAACCCATAATGTATTATCTCTTTTAAGAAATTTAAGTTTATCTAATCTACTCATTTCAGCACTATCTGTAATTAAAGATTCAGGTATGATATTTATCCCTGATCTAAATTGAGCAATTGCTCTTTCACGTTGATAATGATATATTCTATATAATGCTTCATATGGTTTTAATAATTTACAAATACTATTTCTAATATTAGGATCAAATGTTCCTGTAATACCATTATAAGGAAGTTTACATTTAGATAGTAAATTAACATCTTGACGTTGAGGTTGAACTAATCTAGGTTTAATATATATACCTGTATATTGATCTCCTATTCTCCATGCTTCATATACTCTACTAATCCATTTCCAATCTATATCTAAATCTCCTGCTGCTTCTGTAAATTTATATGATTCATCTACTATTTTTTCTTGCATTGAACCAAGAGGATCAATATATTTAAGAATACCTACTTTACACTCTGATTTAAATACTACATGATACACCCAAACAAAACGCGATAAATCCCATGTTGATAAATTAATATTTTCAA